CCGTTGCCGCTACATTACTTACCGCTTCTGTCCAGTTCTCGCCATCTGTACTATAAGCACAGCCGCCACCATCACCACCCAAGTTCCATACGAAAAACTTTGGTGTTGAGCCACCATAAGCAACTATCTTAAAGATATTTGTATTATAGTTGCTGCCAGTGTTAAGGTAAGTGACTTTACCTGGTTGAACTTGAGTCCAATAATTACCATCAGTGCCATAATATACACCACCAGCCTCATTACTAATAGCAACATATTTGTTTGAGCCATTATATGCTGTCATAGTTAATATCAATGGATTTGCGAATTCTAAGGCACCACTTACACTACCAAAGATTGTGTTGTTGGCATAGGCAGTATTGTTTGGGAACTTAAATGCTGATATACCAAAGGCAACTAATTTACCTGCTTCCACGGTAATGGCTGTTTCAGGATAATAAGTTCTTACACTTGTAGTGACTGCTATTGGCACATTTACGTTGGGCTTAAAAGGATCGTAGTTTGTAAATCCTGGACCATCAACATCAGGTACTACACCCTCATATTCTAATTCACGATCAACACGATAAACTGGAGTTGAACTTGGTGGTGGGTTAGTGTAATTGTCAGTATAGGTAGTGACGTTTGTATCAACATAATAACATAATTTCCAAGGTCCCCACGCCTGAGCACTTAAAGAAACGGCAGCGTTATAGTCGCAAGTTGTATAATACACTCTTGTACATAGACCAGTCTCTGGAGCATATAAACTACTTCCTGCTACTCCTGATATGCGACTTACAACACCAGCACTATGATCAGCATTTGAATATGTGCCAAGCGGACCAAGACCTGTTCCATCACCACCCCATATAGAGTTTTTATAACCTGATACAAGATCAAAGTTCTTTGTAGTGTTATTATAGGTCCAGTCATATAGGCTGGCCAATCTATAGTTGCTTGCGGCGACACCATTTACACTTGGCATTACCTTATCACCGGCTGTGACAATATTATCTGCTCTTAGTTTAGCACTGGCCGCACTGGTACCAAATACAAGATAGTCGTGTGTAAAAATAGCAAGACGGCTCTTTGAGATACCAGCAACATCACCAGTACCATATATGTTTGGAAATACACTACCTGGCAACGTGGCAGTTGTAGTTATTGGATCAGGTGTTCCGCCACCACCGCCACCATCACCTTGTGCTGTGTTTGTAATTGTGATTGTATCCGTACCTGGGACTGCGAAAATGTCAATACCAGAGCCAGCAACAATGTTTAGTGTATCTTGTGGCTTCTCAGCAACAACTTGAGTTCCATTTACATTTACGATACTGAAGTTGCTACCACCAGTACCACCTGAACCACTACCAGTATTTGTGATTGTGATAGTACCAGCATCAGCCTCAGCAGTAATCTCAATACCATCACCAGCGATAAAGGTGATTGTGTCATTATTATATGGAGTCTGAATAACATCGCCTACTTGGACTAACTTAAAGTTGCCAGCGGCGTTTTTCATTTCTTGAACAGCACTTGATGGGATACCAAAGATTTCACCCAGAGCACTATCACCCAGTGCTTTCATAACTTCTGGATATAATGCTTGGTACGCAAAGTAAGCAATGGCACCCATAGCCAATGGACCAATTAAATCAGCCATTGAACCACCAACGGTAGTATTTTCATCAACTTGGTCAGTGACTTGGACTGGTGCCCAAACGAATTCTGTGCTTAGTGCGGAGTAAGAACCATAGGCCTTTTCATTACCAGCACGAGCCTTAAACTTATAAGTTCCTGCTGATAGTTTGTCAGCATTAAAAGTTAAATTATTACCTTGGCTATATGGCGATCCATTGCTGTTGCTTAGTGTGCCAAGTAATGTAAATGTCGAATCAGCATAACCCGCTGTGCTACTGCCCCAAAACTCAAACCTATCAACGATACCACTTGGTACTACACCAGCAAGTCTAACATATGGTACAGCAATATTATTAAATGCTGTCAATGTTGGTGCGGCTGGTGTGCCAACAATACTGATATCTGGAATATCGATAGGATTACTTGGCACTCTTGGGCGACGTGGGACACCACCAGCACTATACATTGTTGAGTCGTATTCTTGTGCTACAATTTCAACTGCCAAGCCACCTTCCTCTGTTTCTATTTCTCTTACACGTACGATACGGAATGGTTTAGTTGTCCAAGCATACACGCTATTGGTAATTGTAATTACATCGCCAGCCTCTGCGTTGATCTTGGAGTAGTCAGTGGTAAATGTGACCATCTGATCCATACGGTTCTGATACAACTCAAGATAAGCCAGTGAGCGAGCCTGTAGTGGTTCATTCAGCAAATCTAATCTAATGCTTAATTCATTATCTGGCTCATTAGCATTACGATATGAGTCAGGCAAGTCAATTGTGATACTATCAATACGATCACGGATCTCTCTATGCGGGAACTCAACCTTTACAGAGTTATATAGGTTATCTAAGTTAGTACCAGTAAGGTCAATACCACTAATAATATTACTATCATCAAAATGTAATGTTGCGGCCACATCACGATTGATAACCACACCCCACTTACCAGTTGTAATATCATAGTTTAAGAAGCAACCAGCGTTGGCTGCCAACTTCTGTAAGTTAGCCAAGACATTATCACTGGGATTGATAAGACCATTAATCTGATAGCGATTAGCCAAGGTCTTTGTTGTGTTGTCAGACTCATCAAAATAACTTATAGTGTCATCAGCGTATTCATTTAATGCCACTAACGTATCAAAATCAATTTGAGTTGTTGTTAAATCAGCACCACTAATACCATTACGCATATAAGAATATAAAGCATCACCTGGTTTGTTTAAGTTGTTGCTTACTTGGAACTGGAATTCAGGCAAGCCAGTGACACCCTTATCGCGGTTGTATGTAATCTTTACCAAGGCAAATGTAAGACCACGCATATTGTGGTTATCAGTCCAGTCTGGAAATAAGGTTCTTGCGTCCGCTGGTAATACTGCTGGACTTATTGGTGAGCCACCACTAAAGAAGTTGCTGGGTAGCGTTGGAGCAAGACTACTTTTTTCATACAAGTAAATCTGAACAAGATCTCTATAACTTGTATTGACCGTACCTTCTACTTCATTGGTAATGTAATCAACGGTGATACCATCGCTTTTGAATGTAATTAATTGATTGTCAAGATAGATTTTATCAAAGTTTGTTTTGACCGTAGCACTATCACTTAGTCGTGTTGTTGTGTCGGGTACTTCGCTTAGTGTCAAGCAGTACCACATTACTTTATTTTGATCTACAAGTTGAGCATCAGTAATACGACCACCAAAGAACGCACTACCATATAACAATGGGATTGGGTTTGTTGTGTCAGGACTTAATTGAAGTCTGCTACCTTGATCAGGAGTGCCTGCTGCCGCATCGTTCGCACCTCTATTAATTAATCTACTAATACCATACGCAATTAAAATACGAACCAAAGCACTACCTATGCTTGAACTACCAACTGCTGCCATTGCGGCGGATAAAAACGCTGCCATATCTTATTCCTTAATCCAATGATTTTCCACACACCTCCAACCACGTCGTGATAAGTCTATATCACTACTACCGGGCTGGGTGGATAGGCTTACCTGATCCACTAATTTATCTCGGATAAATCTTTCGCAGTCTTGTTGCCATCTTAAAAATAGTTCAACGCTGATTCTGCTTTTACGATACTCTGGCTCTACCCACCAAAACATCTCTCTCATCCTTGTACGACTGCTGATCCAAGGATCTTGTTCTTTCATCGCACCAATCATACATACTAATTTATCATCTTTTTGACCAACCATTAAATAATGACTTTGGATCATAGTGATTAGTCTGCGTCTTGCCACTGCCAAATCTTGTTCTGACCAATTATGATAATCAACGAGACTTGCTTGAGCAAATGCCAACAGCATACGCTGGCATTCGTCAAGGTCCCTAATAGTTGCTGGACGAATCATCAAGCACCTGTATAAGGTTTGCCAAAGTTAAAGTTTGTATTAGCAATAGTGGCCACACGCTCAAAACCACGATCATCACCACGATAACTGGTACCGGCAGCAACAACGGTGACGCTGGTGACGACATTACCACTTACCACCGCAGTAATAGTAGCACCTGACCCAGTACCACTAATCAGTGTTGTGGCCACAGCAGTATAGGTACCATTAGTATATCCCGAGCCACCATTTATACCGCCAATGCTTGTGATAGCACCAGTAGTACGATTTGAAGTTAAAACACGAAACTCAAAGCCAGTGCCACCAGTAATGTTAGCACTAAGACGACTACCTGGTTGTACATATTTTCTTTCTGCGTCATTTGTCAATTGTTGATTGATCTTATTCTCTAAGATACTTGTAAT